ACAAGACATCAGCAGAGGAGGATAGAGAGGGTGTGGAGGGGTCAGAGACTGAAAACGTGAGGTATGTTTCCCTAGGGAAGCTCTTCTGTAACTTTGTGGGTTATCCTCTTGCTGCAAGTGGCCGTTATGACGAGGTGCAGATGATGTTCTATCGATTTAATGGTCAGGCTGCTGCAGCTAGAGGTCTTAGCTCAATCGCGCAGTTCAAGGTTAACATCGAGAAGTTCAAGAGGTGGATGTATGCATATGTGGAGAGATACCCAGGAATGTCCATTCACGGATTTATGTCTGAGTTTAACACACAGCACGTGAATAATCCAGGTAGCATAAATTACGGCCTAACAGAGCTTTATAGCATGAGGTCTACCACAGCTGGTCTTGAAGTTAGTGAGAAGACAACAACATCTGAGGAAGAGAAGCAAGAGGCGCTGAAGGCGATTGACGATGCCATATCCGCTAAGATAGTTAGCCTCTACAAAGAGGATGGCCTTGGTGGCACGTCAGATTTTGTGGTACCAGACATTCGCGTGCTCACTGAGACATTGCCTGCTTTTGAGGTGACTTCTGGCGGTACCGGCCCTAGTGTGACAAAAGGACGGAGAAAAATCATTCTCAAGGTTCACGTGTTTGACTCTAATGCGACTCCATATGGGGATGAGCTCTTTTTGCTTGCAGCGATGTCAGACAGTGAGATTGCTGCCAAGGTGAAGGACGCTGCTGGATCTCCTGCGATACCTAACGGTTACTCGAGCGGAGTGATGTCCGCAGCTGCAGAGGAGGGTGCCATACAAGAGCAAGGCGCGGGAGAGAATGACACAGACTATGTCCCTTATACCAGCAGCATCTCAGCACGTGAGATAAAGAAGATCATTAAGTCAATGACTCCAAGCTTCACCTTTGGAAGTCAATACTCAGCTTTAAGTAACATCAGTCTCTCTTCCACCACGGGAGGTGCAGTAGGAAATGCTCTCCTCTTAAATGCCCTGTTAGATGATGACGATCCGTCGATGCTGCAGGGCAAGTCATCAGACTTGGAAGATATTAAGCTAATTCCCGCCTCTATGAATGTCAGCATGATAGGATGCCCTTTGATTGCATATGGTCAACAATTTTTTGTTGACATGGGAACCGGTACCACAGCTGATAATCTCTATACTGTCACTGATATTAGCCACACAATTAGTGCCGGAAAGTTTGACACCTCATTTAAGCTGACATATTGCTCAAATGGTACAATTTCCACATTTAGGTCTAAGATAGCTCAGGCGCTTCCGAGGATAAAAGAGCTAACTAGCACGACGACATAAGGTATTGTGGTACAATCTGCTGCTAGCAGATAAAATAAGATGTGGAAGTCGTAATCAATAAATCAATTCTGGGAACAGTTCAGCACCTATCTTATGACGGATCAGATTTCTTTTGGGTAAATAAACCTAGTGGAACAGCCTGGACGCTGGGTTGGCCGAATAAGGTTAGGGACCTCCAGGTGATAGCCAAGGCGATCAAAAAAGAGATTCCTATCTTTCCATCAGAGGCTCACGCGCAGTCCTGGAGCTGTTTACGCCCTGATAAGTCACACAATGTGCCCTGGGTGGACATCATCTCCAGGGAGACCTATCAAAAGCAGCTGCGTGTGCTTCTAGATCATCTCTGGATGCTTATCACGGGTGAAAATGACCAGTACTATAGGGAGACCTTTATGGACAATCGAGAGCTGCTTCTACAGCTTAAAAAGCCTAGATTGAACCTTACAATCCTTAGGGAGATAAGAAAGGAAAACGATCTCTTTTTGTCCAGTGTAACACCTGACAAGGGGGGTTTTGTAGAGAAGGTTATCTATGATCAGTCTGGATCTGTTACGGGTAGATTAACAGTGAGATCAGGTCCGAATATTCTAACGCTAAAGCGTGAAAATAGAAGGGTGTTCACGTCATGTTATCCAGGCGGATTGCTGATGCAGGTGGATATCTCCTCTCTTGAGCCTCGAATCGCCTTAATGATCGCTGAAAAGGATGCAAAAGAGGATGTCTATAGCTCCATTATAGATGATGTTGTGTCATGTGAAATAACTAGAGAGCAAGCAAAGGAGGCAACCCTGTGCTGTCTCTATGGAATGTCAGCTAAAAATCTTAGAGAGAGGTTGCCAGACGGGGTTGATGCCTATGCAGTTCTAGAGGAGATCAGAAGCTATTTTAGGATAAATGATCTGCAAGAGGTTCTTCGAGAGGACCTAAGATCGCAGGGAAGTATACAAAATTACTTTGGTCGAAAAATCACGTCTGAACCAGGAACTGTTGTTAATCACTTTCTTCAATCTACAGGTGTTGATGTATCGCTGCAGTGTTTTCATGACCTTCTTTTACATCTCGATAGCACAATATACCCAGTTTTCGTGATTCACGACGCGCTGGTTCTTGATGTTCCAGCTGATAAAATATCTAAACTATCTGATATACTTTCACGAGGATTGAGATGCAGGGGATTTGAACAGAGGTTCCCAGTTAATATCACTAATTTTTGTGGTGTAAATTAACGACTTTATCGTTATAATTCAAACAGGAGAATAAATTGAGACAAGCCGAAGACAAGATAAGATCCAACTGGGAAACGTATGAGAAGCTTTGCAGGAGGCTTTCAGATGAAAATCTAAATGATCTTTTGGATACACTTGGTGAGAGAATTATAATGTGCCCAGCCTCCACAAAGAAAGATCAATATAGCGCCTATCCTGGCGGCATGATTGAACATGCACTTGCGGTTACTTCTCACATGAGAAGATTAAGTGATTCATGTGAAATGGGACTTCCGGTCGCATCTATCTTAAAGGTGGGTCTTTTACATGATCTAGGAAAGGTGGGAAACCTTGAAAAGGATAATTTTGTTGAGCAGGATTCAGATTGGCATCGAGATAATTTGGGCCAGATGTACAAGTACAATGAGAACCTTAATAGGATGTCTGTGTCTCACAGGACGCTTTGCCTGTTGCAAGGCTTTGGGGTGAAATTAACTGAAGATGAGTGGCTCGCTATTCAGCTGGCACAAGGCTCTCACTTTGAGGAAAATCGATTCTATGTGGGCCATGAGCCCACGATTGCCATGGTATTACAACAGGCAAAGGCACTCGTAATGCACGCAGAGAGAAATCGATAGACATTATTAATCTCCGCGTGATATTTATGAATGATGTCACGTCTCACGTCTAAAGAGTTCTTACAGCTATATGGAACCTCTATGGATAACATTCCCCCAAAGGGTGTGTGGTCTGGAAGAGGCATTGCAATACCGGTCGCTGGAGCAATCGGTGGCGGTGATGACTATAAACAAAAGATAGGACGCGGGAAACTTCCTGACTTTAGATCAGGAAGACCTCTTCAGGGCGCAGACTCAACCTACTCATCGTATCTCGCAAGAGTCAACACAGGATACGAGGATTTCGAAAAGTATATTGAGAATATGCCTATGTTTCCTGAGCAAGAAGAGGAAGACGAAGATATTTATCTACATGACTATCTAGGGACCATTGGTCACACTAGAAAACTCCCTAAGAATCTTAAGATCATGAGACCAAGACTTGAAGAAAAATATAGGTTTAACGAAGACGATGTTATTATGAAAAGTGCCTATAGTCTTGAGAATGCATTAAGCGACAACCTTGCCGAGACACCAGAAGAAGTACCTCTGTCAGGTCTTGGAGATCTCAGCGACATATTTGATGATAATATTAGCAGAATGGAAGAAGAGGGTCTTGAATTTCCGAATTTCACCGTAGGGGGATTGGCCTGGGAGGCTTTAAAAGATGGCTTTGCATCTGTCATGGATGTAGCCACCTTTGAGACTTATGGTGTCATTCAGCTTATTCCGGGCATACTAACGAATTTAGGTCAGCTAAGAAGTGCTAACAAGTCAGCAGAGAAATTATTAGAGTCATTTTTACAAAACCCCGCAGACAATACGGGCCATCAGCTAAACGAGATATCACAGAATATCACGCGAGACATCATAGACTTAATCCAGGTGATACTTCGTGCCCTTCCAGCATCAGCAGTAGGTGAATCTTTAAGCTTTGCAATGGCACAGGTGGCACAGTTTGGAGCTTCAGCTGCGATGCGAGGAGCTGCAGAGACATTTAAGAACCTGTGGGACATTCTTCCTGAAGTTGTCCAGTTTATTTTTAACATATTGCCAGTTTTTGGCACACTTTTTGATGCCATCAACACGATGGGTAAAATTCACGAAGCCTTAGCAGCATATCAATCAGGAGAGATTTCACCAATGTCAAAATCTACACAGCCTCCCACAGGAGCACGCGGCCTCACAGGAATTCCTGCAGACATGGCAGCAGACATAGAGCTTAAGAAGCCTATTTCAAAGAGAGAGCTGTATTCTGCTCTTCTTGGTCTCGATGAATCTCAGACAATCAGAGAATTTATCTCTGAGGCATCAAGAATAGAGTCATCGGAGAGCTTCCACACTGACCAGCCGGTCGGTTACATGTCATGGGATGTTCCTAAGTCTAAAGAACTCGAAGACCTAGACAGCGAGGGAGAACTTGAAACTCTAGACAGCTATGATGATTTTGAGGTGATCTTTAAGACTGATTCTGGAAATGTGGCATACCAACCAGTCTCGCTAGAGGAATCTTTAGAGGAAAAAGCTCTAAGAAGAATCATTAGACGAAACTTATCATCTATCTCGGAGACTAAAAAAAAAAGGTATTAGACGGAACCGATGATGAGGATGAGGAGGAGAAGAGAGAGGATGAGGTGTCACTTGCAGGAAATGTTGCTGGATACATAGAGCCGATGGGAGCGAGATCAACTTATCCTGAACGGGCCAGACAAAATGCTAAATTTTTTGGCGGCGGAAGTCTTGCAGATCCAGACTCAGCGTCAGATATCTTTAAACAGGCTAAAAAGTGGGCAAAAGGAGACGCGGGTTTTAAAGGCCTTGGGGGCAAGAAGAAAAGAAAAAAGAGCAAGAAGAAAAGATCATAAAATTAAAAACTAAAAAATTAAAAATTGAACACCTGAATTACAGATACTATACTTACATGTGGTTTTCAAGCCACATATAATTTGACCATTAAACATTACGGAGATAAAAATGGCAATTGATTTTGATGCAATTAGAAAGAAGCTTGACAGACTAAGCGGTAACAACAGGAATCGATCATCGATGTGGAGACCCACGGAGGGAGAGGAGCATACAGTTAGATTGCTCTCATTCACTGATAATGATGGTCAGCCCTTCAAGGAACTATGGTTCTATTACAACGTGGGTGGCGAGAGGGGATTACTAACTCCGCACCAGTTTAGTGATCCAGATCCTGTCCAGGAGCTAATTACGAAGCTTCGTGAAGATGCATCGAAGGAATCTTATGAGCTAGCTAAAAAGCTCTATCCCAAGATGAGAACCTATGCACCAGTCATTGTGAGAGGTGAAGAGGACAAGGGTGTCCAGATCTGGGGTTTTGGAAAGACTGTTTATCAGGCTTTGCTTGGGCTCATGCTCGATGAAGACTACGGAGACATCACTGATGTGGAGACTGGTAGAGATATCAAGGTGGTATGTTCAAAGCAGCCGGGCATGAAGTGGGCGATGACAGAGGTGCGACCACGGGGTCGGCAGACACCGCTTTCATCTGATGATCAACAGGTCCAGAAATGGGTCGAAAATATTCCAGATCTTTCAGAAATTTATCAGTGCAAGAGCTACGATGAGCTGTCTAAGATTATTAATGACTGGTTGAATGATGATGAGTCAGATGATCTAGGGACTGAAACTACATCGAAGGGAACATCAGAAAATAACAGCTCGAAAACGTCTAACACGTCTTCAGGCTATAAGTCGCTAGATGACGCGTTTGCCGATCTTGTAGAAGGTTGATCGATTTTAATCTCCGGGCTTAGCCCGGAGATTTGAACATAGCTTTCTCGCTATGATAGATTTATTTAATACAGGTGAAGTATGACAAAAAATGAAGACTTTACTGATGAGCTTATTAGGTCTTTAAATAAAGATAGTGGTTCTCGTGTGGCATATAATTTGTCACAAGATACATCCCCCACACATGTAAAACGGTGGATTTCTACCGGGTCTCGGCTTCTTGACTACATTTGCTCCAACAGAAGAGGCGGGGGTCTTCCTGAAGGAAGGGTTATTGAGATATTTGGTCCGCCCTCGATTGGAAAATCTCATATTGCAACACAGATTGCAAGAACAACCCAACTGATGGGCGGGATCGTTGTCTATATTGACACAGAGAACGCCACGTCAGTTGAAAATTTACAAATGCTTGGTGTGGATGTTGCAAGGAGATTTGTGTATGTTGATACACATTGTACTGAAGAGGTACTCTCTATTGCTGAGGCTACTATCATGAAGGCCAAAGCCATGGATAAAGATGTGCCTATTACAATTGTGTGGGACTCTGTGGCAGCGTCATCACCAAAGGCCGAACTGCTTGGCGACTATGATAAGGAATCTATAGGCCTTCAGGCTCGGGCAATCTCTAAAGGCATGCGAAAGATTACGGGCGTTATTGCGAACCAGAATGTTCTTTTTGTTATTCTTAATCAGACTAGAATGAAAATTGGTGTGATGTTTGGAGATCCAACCACAACCCCGGGTGGCAAAGCGATTCCATTTCATGCATCTACTCGAATAAAGCTAGGAGCGGGCCAGCCGATCAAGAGCGGCGATGATGTTATTGGGATAAATGTCTCAGCAAAGACCATTAAAAACAAGGTGGCGCCGCCATTTCGAACAGTAAATTTTGAGATACATTTTGGAGTGGGAATTAAGGAACATGAGCAGATATTTGATGTCTTGAGAAAATTTGGACCTGGAATTGTTGGAGAAAGAGAGGTAGAGATTTCTGGGACTGGCGCTTGGAAAAAGTTAACTGTGGCTGATACAAAGACAGGTGAGGTTATAATTGAGAAGAAGTTTAGAAAAAATGAATTTGAACAATTAATTAAAAGCCCGCAATATTCTCCGTATATAGATGATTTACTTGAGATGGCGATGATAAAAAGATTTAATGATAGCGAATCTTTAGATGTTGACATGGAATCGTATGAGGAAGTAAAGTCTCTTTCTGAAATTGTTAATCTAGAAGAACAGTGACAAGCCCACCCAAAAATGATCTTGTTTTACTGGTTGACTCTTTAAATCTTTTTACAAGACATTTCGTAGCACACCCCGCGACCGGTGTTAACGGAGAGCACGTCGGTGGGATAGTGGGATACTTGTATGCACTTCTAGACCTTATTGAAAAATACAGTCCCGCAAAGATAATGATAGTGTGGGAAGGCGGAGGGTCCACTAGAAGAAGACAGCTTTATAGTGAGTATAAACAAAAGAGAAAACCTGAAAGGCTTAATAGGTTTTATGAAGATATCCCAGACACGATGGAAAATAGAAATCATCAAATTTCTGCTCTTGTTGAAATTATGAAAAGCTTACCAATTCTTCAACTATATGTTGCAGACTGTGAGGCAGATGATGTTATTGGGTATCTGTGTAAGAACTCACTTAGGAAAAATAGAAAACTTTTAATCTCATCTGATAAGGACTTTTATCAATTGCTTGATGATAAAACGATAATTTACTCTCCCACATGGAAAAAGTTCGTTACACAAAAGGAAGTCAAAGAAAAATTTGGAATATTGCCTTCTAATTTTTGCTTAGCAAAATCAATTTGCGGAGACACTTCTGACAATATCGGTGGTGTTAAGGGGGTTGGATTTAAGACTTTGGCTAAAAGATTTCCTATTCTTAAGCTAGAAGATGATATAACAATATCTGAAATAGTCGCAGTGTCTCAAAGCTCTATAGATGAGGGTAGCAAAATACAGGCTTTTTCTCATATTGTTGAGTCTGAAGATCTTATTCGAAGAAACTGGAAGCTAATTCATCTAGACATTAAGAATCTAGCCCCGATGCAGATTGATAAAATTAACTATCTTGTTGATACTTTTGAGCCTGCTAGAAATAAAATAAAGGTGATGAGAGCCTTGTTGAAACAAGGAATTCAGACGTTTAACGTAGATAGACTATTCTTAGCTTTTAATAGGATTGGAAATGAGTGACACAGCGTATTTTTCACAATACGGAAAAGAATTTCAAGAAAAGATATTTCAATCTTTCTTAACAGATACACAGTGGGCAACTCAGATGTCTGAGGTAATGACCCCTGAATATTTTGACTTGAGATACCTTAAATTTCTAACTCAAAAATATTTCTCTTATTATGAAAAATATAAGTCATTTCCCACACTTCCAATTTTAATAACAATAGTTAGAGATGATCTTAGAGAGGGAAAGGACGTCATTCTTAGAGATCAGATAGTGGAGTTTCTTCACAGGATGAAAATGAATCCCAATATTGGAGACTTACAATATGTTAGGGACAGGTCGTTAGATTTCTGCAAGAAACAGGCATTAAAAGATGCCCTAGAGAGAGCTGTTGAGCTAATAGCCACTGACAAGTATGAGTCAGTAGTTGACCTTATGAAAAATGCAATTGCTGTTGGTACGCCTAATTCAACTGGTCATGATTTTTTTAATGATGCGGAGTCAAGACATACGAGAATCAGCAGAACTACATGCCCAACTGGTTTGGCTGCCATTGATAAGCGCGGCGTTTTAAATGGTGGTCTAGGATGCGGTGAGATCGGGGTAATCATAGCTCCCACCGGCGCAGGAAAATCTCACTTCTTAGTTCAGGTAGGTGCAGAGTCGCTGAGAAGAGGAAAAAATGTAATCCACTACACCTTTGAGCTTTCAGAGCATGCTGTAGGAATAAGATATGACAGTAATCTTTGTAATATTTCTAGCAATGATGTTGTCGATAGAAAAGATTTTGTTATGAATGAATATAAGAGCATGGAGCTGGGAAGGCTGATTATCAAGGAGTATCCGACAGGGTCTGCTACTGTTTTAACAATTAGAAATCATATTGAGAAACTTTTAC